ATTCTTGTATCGGAGCAATTCTGGGTTGTCCGCTTATTTGCGGTGCCGGGGCTTGCAGATATCCGGGGTGGATTCTGACGTGTTATCTTCCGATATGACGGTGGATGGTTCGTGGGAGCAGAAATCTATCGTTTTCACTCCAACAGAAATCGGCGTGGTGGAAATTGAAGTGATTGCCTATGGTGGCACAGCGTATTATGCGGTGGTGGATGATATTGATTATCTTCAGGCCTAATTGGATTCCCTTATGTCATTCCTGATAAGTACAGATTTGAAGGGGTTGGCGGTATCTTCCGGCGGTCAACCGTTTGCCGATGCGGCAATCGGCATCACCGGGCTACAAAGCCTGAAACTCTTTTTCCAAGGGGCGCCTTTTGCCGGGGCGGTGAATATCCGGGGTTGGGATATTACCTGCACATGGGCGAACATCGACATTCAGCCTTCCGTTGGATTGGTTTCGTTCTTCCCGGCATCGGCATCCGCAGTCACCCCAGTAATGAAACCATTGGGATTGGTTCTGGATGCTTTGCCTTTTGTGGAGGATGCGGCACCATCCAGTATTACGACAAAGGGTTTGCAATTGTCGTTTCAAGGGCAGCCTTTTGTAGTCACCAGGGTGGTTCAACCTACGGTCACGGAGGTGGTGGTTCCGGCGGCAGGGATTTCTGCAAATTCTGTCGTGGGAATTCCCCAATTTTTGCTTCCGGCAGTTATCGGGCAAATAAATGTCACCGCTCGTGAAAGCTCTGCCACCGTAAATGACGGGGGCGTGACGATTGGGGCTGCCCCTGTATCCTTATATGCCTCCGCACCCAGCTGCGTTTTAAGCTGGCTTATAGGCGCATCTCCGGCCAATACCGGAATTTCTGCCTCAATATTGAATATTGCTCAGGTGGGGTCTATAATTCCACCGGCCAGCAACATTTCTATCGCCCAAAGTTATGCTCAGATTGATTTGATTTCCGGATTGCCACCAGCTGGACTTATTCAATCCGGAAGTTCCTCCAATGTGATGCCGTTGATTTTGCCGATATCTTCAGAATTGTTCTTGTCCAGTTTGGTTGCGGGATTGAATTCTTTTGATTCCGTTACGGGATGCGAACAGGTTTTTGAATGCGTATTGAGTTTGGAAGATTTGGATGATTTTACAATCCCCATATCCAGTTTTGTTTCCCGGCGGCGAAATGGTGAACCATCATACTTGTCGGTGGTTATTCCGGGGCTGGAAAACTTTCTGGATATTTTTTTCCGTGAACAAGGTTCCGTTTCTGTGTATTCCTTGAGGATGAGGGGTGGGGTTGTTTTACAACGGGAGTTGTTGATTTCCGCTCCTATCGGGGACATTGTGATTTCTGGGAATTTAATGGGGCCAAGTCCTTATGCACAAATACAGATTTCTGGCTACATCACTACCACGGCGGGGGCGGTGCCGGAGGAACGGCGGTTGGATGGGGTGTTTTATTTTTGTCAAGATTCTGGAATCATGTTGCAAAAGTCCGGTGTTGATTTTTATCTCAAGCCGGGCGACATCGTGATTTATGATGAGGACACGTCTTTTACAGCTGGTACAGTGTCCTATACGGTGGAGCCTTCCCGGTCAACAATGGTAATACAAGAGGCGGATTCATGAGCACGGAAGTGTTGGCGGTTTTGATAGATGGGGATGCCTTGTATTTTCCCATCAGTTCTTTTCAGTTGCGGCGGTCAGCCGGGGTGGTCTCCTACATCCAAGTCACTACCCCAGGGATGGATTATGCGGAACGGATTGCTGATCATTCTTCCGGGCAATTGGGTTTGTATTTATCCGATGGGGTGTATGCCTTGGAAATGGGGTCTCAAACCCTCCGGGCAATACGGATTGATAAGGGGGGTCACAGCCAATCCATCACTTTGCGGGCGGGGGTGTAACCATTATGGGCAAGGGGCAGATTGTATCCGGGGGCACTAATGGGTTGTATTCCGTCCAGTTGACCTATGAGCGAACCAAAGTGGTGGCGGCGCTGGATCAGGTGAACCGATGGATCACCATGAAAGAGGAACAAATTGACAAGTACTGGTACAGCAATCCGGAAAAGATTCCGGCGTTGAAATTGGCTTTGGAGTCCCTCAAGAAATGGAAGGAATTCTATGAGTCCATTCCGGGTGATCCTACGGTAGAGGCGTGGTGTGCGGATTTGACGGAGGATCTGACCGGGCGGGTGGGAACGGCGGAAATTAACGGGGATGTTGACCGGATATTGATCCGGCCAGGGTATGCGGGGAGTTCAGCGTATGATTCTGAACGGGATGGAATTTTACAACACATTAAGGCCATGTCCCCAGAACAATGGTTTTACAATGCCGCTATGAAGCCGGGATGGCAAAAGTGGATGCCCACGTATCGGCTTGGGGAAATAACACGGCTGGAGGGCAACAAGTGCGATGTCCTTTTGGATGAGGCTTGGACGGATGTAGTCAATTCTGAAGTCATTTCCATTAATGAGGTCAGAACTCATACAGACATAGATATTGAGTACATGGAGTGCAATGGCGCTGCCTTTGAAGTTGGTGACCGGGTGGTGGTGGAGTACCGAAATCGGCATAAATGGGAAGATGAAACACCGGTGGTGATTGGGTTTGAGTCTGAGCCAAAAGCATGCACATCTACTTTACTGTTTTATATCGTCGTGCGTAATCCTTCGACATATGTGTATCGGATTGAAAAATATTGTGTTGAAAAAATGCTTAATAACGGAACATATACGGCAATTCTCGATAGTACGGTTAATTTTCCAGAATCTGCCGGGTTTCGTGATACGTCGCAGGTGAGATTAATATCTGGAAGCACCGATTTAAACAGTATTCATGTAAGGTGTTGGGCAAATACTTATCGCAATATCGAAACTGGGTATATTGAAAATGTTAATTTGACAGTATATCCTGGTGGGATGCCCACGGAATTTCGTTTTCCTGTGGTTGAGTTTTCGGATGATAATTATACGCCATACCAGATGTCTGGAACTTATGGGATTTATTCGACAAAAGACTGTCATTTATCTTTTGGAGCTGATCATTGGGGATATTACCAATATTATGATAACTATGGGCCTATTCTTTTTCGTAAGAAAATTGGAAATGATATTGGGTTGAATTGGCTGTCAAAGGAATTGATTGTTGAGTGGCAATACCAAACATTTCCTTGTAGTTTCAATTTATGGTGCCCTTGTGTAGCGGGGGGCAAGTTTTATCTGGCGATGATGTATATTGTTGGATATACAGGTGTCCCAGGGATATCTGGGCACGCAATATATGAAGCATGTATTGGGGAATGGCAATTTCCATTAACAGACATGGGCACAATTCCGTTATTATTTGCTGGCAAATTGCGGGTATTCAAAACCATTACGACGGATTTGTATCTGAGCATCAACCAGATTCTTGGCGTGGATGGTAAAATATTTCTGCTATACAACCATCCGCAAGATTGGAGTAATTATGTCTGGATCGAAGTCTATGACCAGATAACTGCTGAATTGATAGGTGTCAAAACCATATCCGGGGCTTATGATTTTACACGGGCTGGATTCGTAACTGTAAATAAACGAAAATACCTATGCACGGCAACCATCGACACGTGGGGATCAGGCGAGCACTCAAACATATTATTGATTGACACCGAAACTCTGGAGACAACGTATGAGGTGCAACTTGATTCTGAGTATTTTGATTTTAATTTTTTAGCGATGAATGAACCGCAATATGATTTGATGACTGATTTACACAATGACGTTCGACATAGACAATCTACAACTTATGGTATTGATTTGCAATTCCTTGGAAGGTCAAAAGTATTGGATCAAATTGCTCAGGATCATTTGGACTGGAATTTGGCCAATGGATTTGACAAACATGAAGATGAAAATGGTGACCTGGTATCAGTCAGAGCTTTGCGCCATGGTATTTATGAGGTAGCTGAAAATATGATACTCGTACCGAATATGACCTTGTCAGAAAGTATCGAGTATGCTTGCGGGCCGGAAGGGTGGCAAGTTTCACCACATCATTTCGCAACCATGGTAAGTAAGCAGTTTTCAATTATGGGATGGGCCTCTGGAGTTTATCCGGA